GGGAGAATGACCGGTGCAGCCTTCTTCAAGAAGTTGCCGACCTTGGACCAGAAACTCTTAAACTCCGGCAGGCCCGTTGCCGGGTTAATCGTACCGTAGCCGCCCATAGCCTTGAGGGCTTGCGCTTCGCGGGGTGTGATGTGGGCAAGCATTGTGTCGCCGTGACGGCCGGCCTTACGGACCTTCTCGGCCATCGACACTAGACCGCCCTTTGCAAACGCTTCTGGGCGACGGACCTCTTCAAGGGCCGACATAATCATTTGGCGAAGGATGCTGAAGAAAGTGGGGACGTACTCGCCGGGAAGATCGCCCGGCTCTACAATCCCACGCTGAATGAGGTTGGCCACAGAGCGCTTGTAGTTGCCAGCATTCTGCATCAGGTAATCAACACCGCCCAAGAAGTCCCGAAGCTCCGGCTCGGAAAACTCTTTGAGATCATTGGACAGTTCGCGCAGTTGCTCAATCTCGTCGTTCGAGACCTTCATCAAAAGACGACCGAGCGTCCCCGCTTCCTCGGTGGAGATACCGGGAGCGCCGCCCGCTTGGGCCGGCATATCTGTTGGAAGTGCTGCGATACCCTGCATAACCAGTTCCTTGATTGGATAAGAGCAGGGGCCGTAGTCCTGTTGCGGCCCCCAAACCTACCTTTTTCAGACCGTTACAGCAACTGCTCCGACGGATGCCGTTGCTGAAATACCTGCCGGATAGGGCTCATTTGCGCGAACAACCTTGAGCACGCCATCCACTTGAAAGAGTGTCCCAACCTCAAGCCCATAATCATTGGACTGGAGATTGGTGAAAACTGTTGTTGTTTGCCGTCCTTCGCCAGGCGACCGGATAGCAACAACGAGGCGGTTCAGCGAATTGATGAGGTCCGCCATATAACGCTGGTCGTAGTTTGGCCCCGGAAGGGGGAAGGTCGGAAACTGGACCCGTTGATCCATTACCGTCTCCCGTCCGGACGAATGTCGAGACGCGGGCTACCCAAGCGCCAACCCATATCGACTTCGTTGCTCTCGACCCGGAGAACAACGGACCGCCCACGGAGACGGACAAAAGCCTGATCCGTGTACTGGCCAATTGGTGTACTCGCCACCTTCACAATCGGAGAGGTTTCGTTTTGGGAGTAGTTCTGGCCGGGGTAGTTTTGCATCTTCAGAACAAGGTCTACGGTTTTTCCCGTGCCCTGAGATCCGGGGGTACGGATGTTCAGGTCCGGGATGATTCGATTGACGAACATGAACTGATCGCCGTCGCTGATATCGAAAGGCGAGCTTTCGATATACGCGTTGAGCGGTAGGTTGGGGACCGTGCTGCCGTCGTTCTGCCCGTACTCGTGATAGTAGAGCTTGTTATCGGCGGGGCTTGAGGCCGTGGGATACTGACGGAGAACCCGGTCGATCCATGCCGTGCGGGCCAGACTGCCGTAGCTCCACACCTGCTCGACATAGTTATACGTCACGTAGCTATCGCAGTCAGTCCCGCTCGTGCTCTGATAGAACCATGTTACCTCGTTGAACGAGACGTTGACCCCGGCGTTGATCTTGTCGCCTTGAGTCATGTCCACACGTTCAAAGATGTACTCTTGGATCGGGCACTGGATGCGCTGCACCTGACCGGTGAACACATAGAAGCCGTCCTTCGCCATCCAAAAGACGGCGTCGTCCACCGCGATTGCAGCGTTGAAGCCGGCAATCGAAATGTTGTTCGCCATCGCATCAATGCCAAAGGTGTACGGGGGACCAATGAACTGCATCGAATAAAGTGCAGAGTTCGTAAAGATCGCGACTGCTCTCTTGGTTTCAACGGCGCAGACGATGTAGCTGCCATTGCCAAGACGGAGATCCCCGGCCGTGTTATCTGGTGTGGAGGTCCACGTTGAATAATCTTCTTGGTTGCTCCAGCGAACGATCATGGGGTCTTGAATGCCGTCGCCAAAATCGGCGCCGAACGCAATCACATGACGATCACGGTCAGAGACCAGAATCTGCGTAGCCTTTGTTGGGCAAGTTGGATCAGAGGACAAGGAGTCGAGAGCGACAGCGCGAGTGCCAAAACCGGTCGTGTAATCCCAGTAATAAATGCCGGCGTTCTGCGCATTGAAGATCAGGTCTTCGCCGTAATTGTCCATGGACCACAGACGAAGAGCCGTGATAGCGCTGCCATCTGCAGGCTGACCCCAACCACGATCCCCGGCTTCAGCGTATGCCGTCACCGTTCCACCGCCCGTGGCAGAGGAAGTAGCGGTCGTGCTGACCGTAATCGAATAACTGTTGGCATTGATGTATGTGATCTGGAATGTAGCAGCAAAATACCCGGCCGAAATACCACCGACCGCGGATGCGCCCGAGAACGCAACATACTTGCCCGTCGTCAGACCGTGACCCGTGTGAGCGACGGTGACAACAGCGGATCCAGAGGACGTCGTGAACGGGTTCGTCAGGGTCGAGACGGTGGGGATAGGCCATACGCCTGCGCCCCAGCCGTCGCCACCGAGGCTTTGATCCGTTCCGACGTTGATCTGATAGGAGGCTTGGACCGAAGTGCCACCGTTGCCCGTGTCAGAGGCGTTTGCAACAACGCCTACGTTGATCTGATATTGATTGGCACTAAGGCGAGAAGTGACCTGAAACTCTTGGTTGAGGACCACCGCCGTGATGTTGCCGCCAAGAGAGACAGCATTCGTAAAGGTTACGAAGTCGCCCTCATAGGCGCCGTGACCGACGTCAGTGACAGTGATCGTCGAAGATCCGTTCGTCGCGGTGAATGGATTGTTGAGCGTGACCACCCGGCGTAGAGGAGTGATGTCGTTATAGTAGGTTCCCTCTTCGACGTAGAACTTTAGATTCGTTCCAACGCCCATGAGGTTGGACGAGTCGAGCGCGGCCCAATTGTGCAGAGCGCGGCACGTGCCGAGGAAGGTCTCATTGCTGTAGGGTTGCCAGCCGCCAATGGACTCGGGAAACCCAAGCCTGAAGCGGACAAGGTTTACGTCTCGCCAGCCGCCTTCATTGGTGTATGCCGTCTGATCACGGACAACCCCAGGGCGGAACTGAAGTTTGGTCAGAGGCATTCACTTGGTCCTTAGTCGGCCGGGGCGATAACGAGCTTGCCCTCTTCTACCAGCTTCATGATGTTTTGGTAATCCGTGTTGGCGGGGTCAATCGGCACAATGGATGGGACGTCGTTAATGTCCACTTTGATCCCAGCAAGATTTCCAAATTGATCGTTGTAGTATTGAGCGTTACTGTACATCGGTTAAAGCTCCGCGCTTGCAGTGATAAGACCATTAGCCGCAGCGGTTTGATAATAATTAAACCCTTCTGTTGAATTAGCGCCCGTAGAAAATCCTGCTCCTGCGCTAGAAACGGTTGCTGCCGCTCTCATGCTCACTTTATAAAAAAACTGATAAGCAGTAACGCTTGAAGGCGGAATGACTACTGTAGCAGCTTGGTAATATCGCTGACACAACGCTAATTCTTGCGGATAAAGCCGCCGCTCGAATGGCGTTGCAGCGGTTCCAACTTCTAGCTGGACGCCTGTGAGGTAGAAGTTCCCGGAGGAGTTTCCGATAACGGAGATAGCGCTGGTTGCCGACAGGATGTTTCCCGCGACCCATGCTCCGGCAGTCCCACTATAAGTAGAGCCCACACCAAGGCCGAAGGTTACGACAAGGCCTGACGTGTTGTCCGTGGCCCATGTTCCCGTTGTGTCGCCTGGGATAGTGACAGTCTTGTACTCGTAGGTGTCCGCCGCGGAAATTGTATAGGTGAACGGATAGCTACGATTCAAAGACCCGTTTCTGATTGAGCCACCAAACGTCCCAGTAAGAGAGGATCTAACCCAGAAAGAGAGGGTGACGGTCTTAGCTGACGCCGTGCCCCACGCAAGATCAGCAATGTTAAAGCCTTCAACCTGTTGAGTTGTTGCAACGTATTGAGTTGCGCCAAGACTTGCATCGGCAGTCCCAGTTTCAAAATACATGGCGTTCTTGAAACCCGCCGGAGCGTTCGTTGTTTGACGAACGGTCATGGTTCCATCTGTGTCTTCGGTAGAAGCCCAACGGTCGAGAGTGTATTGGGCGCTCGAAGTAAGCGTGACGGTGCCGGTTCCGCGCTGGTAAATTTCCATCGCGCCGTTGATGATCTTATTCCGCATCGCAAACGGGGATGCCATCGCAATGGTTCCCCCCGCAGTCGCGTTGCCGGACGAGTCGAGGACGATGTTCGGAGAGGCCGAAGAAGCGTGTTGAAGATTAGTGGCCTTTAAGGTGGACATCTATCAGCCCTCGTACATCACGTTGATGGTGCCAGCGTCGAATGTGCTTGCGGTCGCCACCACAGCAACACGGTCTAGTGTTCCGGCAAGAGCGATATGCCCTTGGGATGAAACAGTTATGTTGTCATTTCCTCGAAAGAACATTCCATTGCTTACCCATGTGTTTGTGTCCAAAAGAGTGAACACAATGCTGCCAACAATAGTTGTTGTTCCATCGGTAGTTCCCATGCCCCCTAATCCGTCCGTTATTGTTGCAACAGAAATTTGTGGGGTTGTTACATAAGCGACGTTGCCGGTTGAGTAGCCAGTTGTCACAAGACCTGACGAAGTGCCTACACGAAAACGAATAGTTCCAGACGCAGCTAGGCTGACCTGACGCATTGAAATCGTAATGCGCTTTACCCAGCTTGGGATGCCAGTGAAGTTAATCGACGTTCCGCTTGTTGAAGCCTGCGCTGTCATCAACGTCAGCGGCTGAGACAACATCGTTGGGGTTACGGTAGAGGAGCTCCCCGTCACAACTGCAGTGCCGGTAATGCCGGGGACTGTCAGCGTGTAGTCAGATGCTGTTGACGGCGTGTCCAGTGTGACCGAACCACCGCCAGTGGAGTTGAGCTTTAAGGGCATCAGTTAATCCCCAATGCTGCTTTGATCTCGTCGGGTGATTGAGCAGCGTCAATCTGAGATTGTATTGCGGAATACTTATCGCGGATTACCTGACGCGCAGCTTCAGCGGCAGCGGCCTCGGCAGGAATTGTTGCCTTGATGTCGAGCGGAGCAAACTCTTTCGCGCGCTCAGCGCGACGAATGGTATGGCCAATTTGTTTTGCCTTCTCAAGATTGACCGCGACTGAGCCATTGTTTAGCTCCCAAGCCTCAAAGAAGACACCTTGATTCTGCGGGAGGCTCAATGCGCTAATGATGATAGCCCCGGCCGGACAATCTTTTGCCAGCACCTCATCAAGAGGAAGTTCACCAGTGGGGTAGCAGATAGTCACTGCACCAATTTCATTCGGCCACACAATCACGTCACCCATTGAGGTCTATCCTTAGTAACTTGCGCTTAGAATAGCAGCGCACAGATATTGCGTTGCAGCCCCCAAAGCGCCATCAGATGAGACTAATTGGATTGGCGTAGAAGAGGTCGTTGGCGCGATAGAATTATACGGCAAAGAAACCGCGCGCATAGAAGTGCTGTTGCACCCACCTGCGCCGACTACACAGTAGTCGTTCACAGATAAAGCCGCAGTGAAATTAAGGACATAGTTTCCAGTTGCGGTTCTAGTTACACTGGAAATATTGAAAGAAGCATTTGTTGTGACCGTTGTTCCATTGTCGGTCAGCTTGATCCAAGCCTTCGCTGTGGATTTTGAAACAACGGAGCTTGTTGTGCTTGTCGGTGTGGAAGTGGTTCCAACCAATAGATTACCGGAACTATCGACCCGCATGCGTTCAGAGCCGCCAGTTGAAACAGCGACTGCGTCTGCGGCAGGAAATGCAATGCCGGTGTTAGTATCGGTGCCTTGAACGGCGGGGGTTCCGGCAGATCCGTCAACACCCGCAACGCCAGTCGTGCCGCTGATTGTGATAGGCATGTCTTACACCACCGTCCAAACTGAGCCTGACGGAACCGTAACCGTCGCGCCGGAGTTGATTGTCACCGGACCGAAGGTACCGGCGTTCTGACCAGAAGGGATGCTGTAGCTTGTCGTCACGGTCTGGTCGTTCAAGTAGAAGACGTTGTCCGTTCCACCACCGGTAGCACCACCACCGACCTGGGACCAATCCGTTCCGTTAAAGCCTTCAAACGATACCGTTGTCGTGTTGAAGCGAATGTAGCCGGCCGCGGGAGCCGCAGTGGTCGTGCTGCTGATCGGAACTTGGAAGGCGTTTTTGAAGTAGCCGGAACCGTAGACAGTAATGTCCTGCCACACGTCAGCGCTGCCGATAATGTCGGTCGTACCGACAAGGCGCGTGGTGAGCGAGGGAATTGAGTACTGATAGACCGTGTTGTTGGTATTACCAACAACGTACATTTTGAGGCCGTCGGGGCGAACGTACAGCCCGGTGGGGCTTGTCTCTTGAGAAGAAACACTGAACTGGGTGCTAGAATAGGTTGCTGTGCTGATGTCCCAAGGAGTTGTCAGGTTGTAAATCGCGACGGCATCCGTGTCGGAACCGAGAACAAACATCCGAGTGCCGTCTTCAACAAACGACAAATCTTGCGGAGTGCTTGTTTGACCTGCAACAGAAAACGATTGGACGTATGACGCCGTCGAAACGTCCCACGCAGTGGATAGGTTGTACTGATAAACGTCGTCCCCGGTGTTACCCACCACGAACATCCGAGTGCCTTCCGGACGGAAATAAACACCCACCGGGGTGATGTCCTGCGCAGCCACAGAGACAGACTTGCTCTCATAGGACGCTGTCGAGATGTCCCAAGGGGAGGTCAGGGCATACTGATATACTGTGTCGTTGGTCTGACCGACCATGTACATCTTCAAACCGTCTTGACGGAAGAAGAGACCGTGAGGGGCCGAGTCCTGCCCCGCGACGGAGAAGATTCGAACATAGGAAGCGGTGGAAACATTCCATGCGGTGGATAGGACGTACTGATTTACGTCGTCCCCCGTGGAACCCATGACATATAAGTTCCGCCCGTCGGGGCTAAAGAACAACGAGTTTGGTACGGTTTCTTGAGTAGCGACAGAAAATGAAACGCTGTCGTAAGAGGCCGACGCCATCTGCACATCGCTGATGGTCGTGTCCTTACGAGAGTTAAATCCATAGGCCGGAGAGGTAAGGCCGATACCGACATTCCCGGAGGAGTCGATAACGAAGGGGCTACCGTCCGGGTTGGCCGCATCCTCAACGAGGAGCGCATTTCCGGATCCGGTCTGTGTCACGCGCAGGGCGTTTCCGCTGCTCGAACCGCTGATGACCACGCCAGGCTGAACGGTGGAGTTGATCGTCAAGGTGTCAGCAGAGCTGTCGCCAATGACGAGGTTGCCTGTAAAAGCATCCATCGCCGGAACGACGTTAGTACCGTTGCAGAACACCAAG